TAGGTAAGTTCAAGCCAGAGAGTGGAAAGGCCTTCAGCTACTTTAGTATGGTAGCCAAGCACTTCTGTATCCAACGCAACAAGGCCAATTACAAAAAGCTAACCTCTCATCACACTCTATCTAGCATAGGAGATTCGAGCCTTGAGAATAGGTTGGTGGCTGACTCATTTGATGAAAGCCAGTATGCTATACAACAGTTTCAGAACACCTTTGTGGAGTACTGGGATGCTAACCTAGATAGGCTGTGTCCCAAAAAGGGAGACAAGTACATAGCTGCTGCCGTTTTAGAACTATTCCGTCGAAGGGATACCTTGGAGCTGTTCAACAAGAAGGCCCTGTACATATATGTGAGGGAGATATCAGACATCAGCGGTTCCCCTAAACCAACAACTACCCCTCAAATCACCAAGATCGTTAAGGTAATCAAGGGAAAGTACAAGGAGATGTATAAGGACTACCTAACGCACGGTCATCTGCTCCACAACAGAGTGTACTGATGATTATAGAGATCAGTAAGGAGAGTTTAGCTGCCATGCTAGGAGCTCAGGTCCAGGCCTGGAGAAGTGTTGGTGGTGGAGCTAATCCAGATGCTTATCAATTTGATCCTGCCACCACAGACCCAGAGGAGTTGAAACGTCTTGGCTTCTACGATAATAGAGATGCGTGGGTGGCAGGCGTTCAAATCAAGGTCCTTGAGGAGTATATTGAACAACTAGATAATCTACCTACCTGCATATGAGCTATAGTTTTCACACTCCTCTATTAGGGCAGGAGCAAGATCAGCTTGATCAAATAGAGCAGGATCACCTTGAGTTATCGCCCGTCCTAGTGGCATAGCCTAGGTAATCGGGTAGCCTCCTACCTATAGGTAAACAGCCTAGGTATGGACAAAGATTCGCTACTATTTGATGACAAGTCCTTCGCAGATTTGATGAGGGATGTGTACACCAACACTAAGAAGAAGGAGAGCCAAATCAAGGGTCTAGTGGATCAGCTTAGTGGCATGGTCAATACCCTAAGTGAAGCTTCCATGATGGTCCCTTTGATCAAAGAGTACCTCGAAATATCGGTTAAGAACGACGATAACTTAGTTAGGCTGACAGGCATCATCCAACGCTTGTTGGTCACCGCAGATCGGGGAAAAACCGAGGAATTGGGGCTAACTGAGGAGGAGAGGCAGCAGCTTCTTGCTCAAGATAAGACCGAGAGAGATCAGCTGCTACACGAGGCCCAAGACCTAATGGATCGCTCTAAATGAGCTTGTTCCTAGGCCTAGGGGATAACTACAAATCTGGGGCCCCTAATGGTAATGCGAGTGCAAGACAGCAGCTAGCTGTCTCTCCAGCCCAGGTTCTGGATGTGTGTATGGATGAGAGTTCACCACTATACAAAGATCCTAGTGACATAGGAGTAATCCGATTTCGTCTAGTTGGTATTGGTGAGGCCTACGGTAGGAACTTCGAGAATGAGGTCACTACCATTGCCTATCCCCTAGATCGATCGATTAGTCGGTATCCGCTGCCAGGAGAGCAGGTGATGATCTACTCGGCAATTGGAGATCAGCAACGTAGGAGTGCTGATAAGGACCAACTGAGCTCGATCCCGTTCTACAGTATGGTAGTTTCATCCCAGATGAACATTACCTACAACAGTCACCCTTTCATGGGCCACAATGAAAAGGTACTAGAAAAGGGTAGAGTTGTTCCTGTGCAAGAAGCCCAAGCACGATTCGATCAGAAGGTGGGAGACTTGTCCATGTTCAAGGACTCAGATAACCAAGTCAAGATCTTCAAGCAACTTAGGCCTTATGAGGGGGACTTCATCCTTCAAGGTCGCTTTGGTAACACGGTACGATTTGGATCAACCTCTGCAGTTACAGATGCTCCATGGTCGGCAGTTGGTACAGGGGCCCCGGGAATGTCTGGTGATCCCATTTTAGTACTCCGAGTTGATCGTAACAACACAACTAGCGCGAACCAGATGTTCATCAAGGAAGATCCAAACACGGATGATAGCTCTATTTATATGTGCTCAAGTCAACGAGTTGAGGTTAATCTATCGTGCGCCTCGAGGATGAAGACCTGGTCCCATGTTTTGGGAGTGGAGGATAAGACTAAGCTAGCTGCTGAGGGCATTGTCAATTCACTACAACCTTAGTTATACTTGTGGCAGAGACAGCAATCAACCCGGTACTAGAGCAGACCATTCAGGATCTGGTGACGTTGATCGATCTCGATCCCACTGCCTATAGTACAATATACAATAGACTGCTAGATCAGGGATTGCAGCAAAGTAGAGGTTACCTCAGCCGCGAGTCACTTGTATCACTATTAGACACCATCATACTTCCTTCAAACACACAGAGGGATAGGGGTTGGCAGGATACACCAATGAGCCCAGGAAGCTCTACTAGTGGTGGTACTATGAACGGAGTTAGTACGCAAACTCTTGAGAGCTTCTTCGATCTAATTTTCATCACCACTGCGTTTGGTAGTGTGGCCTACGAGGCCCATGCCATCAATCAATTCGATTGGAGGACTGATGAGTCATTGAAGAAACACCTACTATTCTCACTGTGTACCAGTAGTAGAATAAGCTCTCTCTTTTATCTTGCTCTTGCGTGCTCCTCACAGGCATTCTACCCGGTTCAAATCATGACCGTAGACCCTTGTGCTGGGTATCTGTTAGCACAATGGGCCTTCGAGACCAATCCTCAGGATGGATCATTCAATGCTACCGAGCTATCCTCAGTGCAAACTCCCACAGGAGCACCAAGTCCATTTCCCAGTACTTATGCTACTTCCTGGACTGCAAATTCAACTGCCGTTGTAGAGGGAGGTGGTGCTCGATTCTCTGCTAATGCAATCAAGGTCCGAGAGCAGTGGATCAAATCTATCACCACTCCAGTGGATTCTAATCCGCTGGGTGTTTGGCAGCAGAACTGGACCGATCGACTATTATCAGACAGCGATTCTCAACTAGCTACCCTAACTCAGATCAACAGTAAGTTCAATCTCAACGAGGATGGTTCCTACTCTAGAGTTGATCCCAATGAAGATAACAACCTCAAAGCTCTCGGTAAAACCTACCAAGACACTTTCTCGGCTGCCGCCCTCGTACCTGAAGTAGATCAAGCTGCAGTACCTACATCCAACCAAACCCAAGGGGATGGAGGTGCACCAAGCAATCTAGATCAACTGCTGTCACTAAGAAATGGTGAGGGAGGTAAGGTCAATACCTTTGGTGGCAGTCAGTTAATACTGAATAGTGATAGGATCATACTCAACACTCGTACGGACTATCTGATGTTGTTTGGTGGTGCAGGAGTAGCAATCTCTTCACCCAACCCGATTAACGTTGAGTCTGACTCCACAGTAACCTTGTATGGTGAAGATGGTGTATTCCTAGGTCTACCCAATAAAGGAGAGGCGATACCAAGTAGTACTCGTGATCTGGAATATGAACCAATGGTGTTGGGTAGTAAGTTGGTTGATATCCTCGAGGACCTGATTCTAACGATTCGGAATTCGACCATACTAAGCTCAGTTGGATCAGCTTACTTTAGTGAGGATACCTTGCATGAGCTGGCTGTACTTCAAGCACGCTTACCTGAGATAAAGAGTACCTTTGCTTACGTTGACGGAGTCAGTCATGAATCTAGCGATCCGTCACCAGGTCCAGCACCATCTAGTACACCTCCACCTGATGAACGCTCCGCAACTGCTGTAGGAGAAGCCTCTGCTGCCCCGACCACTCCTCTAACAGATATGGACGACTTTTACCAGACCAATCCACTTTACAACGATCCAGTCTAATGTCCGATATACGTTCTAGGGTAGTGGAAGTTGGTAACAGTGTGATCACTGTTAACGAGGTGTTAAGTCAGTTTAAGATACTGGCCGCAGAGTTGTTGGAAGACACTGGAGTGACGATTGGGTTGTCTGAGGGATATCGCTCACGATATGAGGTACTGGAGGAATTGAAGCTGCTTGTCAAGGACAAGAATCCACCAGACACAAGGTTCTCGGATCTACTCAATAGGCAGATATCTGGATCAGCTGAGTACCGTGAGTTTGAGGATTATCTTAAGGACCTTAGATCTACTCAGTTTGAACCACCCCTACCGCAGGATCAGATATCTGTAACAAACTCCTCGACGTCGATATACTACCCACCTAATCTACCCGATCGCGATCCTCGTAGAACAGGCCGCTTCGTTATCCCAGATCCACCTCAATCAATCAAATCGATGGAGGTGCAGGGTTGGTTGCTCAATAATAGCCTGCTGTATGGATTCTTGCTGTATGGTGATGTGGGATTGTACTACGTGGGTCTAGGTAAGATAAAGCAGCAAATCCAGGCTGGTACTTCCATCGTAGATGTTGTGTCTACCTATCAGGCTAGCGTTCCAACTCAACCCATCACCACCACAAACCAAATGGTACTAGGAGATATAGGACCTTCCTCCACAGGAATACCAACAGACGCAGAGTACTTGATTGGCACTCCTGTACAGGATAACAATGGCAACCGCCCTAGGTTACTCGTTATCAATGACAAGATAATCACTGAAGGTTTAGCTGAGGCTTACTTTGCTTTGAGAGACGCTGCAAAGCAGCAGGGAGTTACTCTTCAGATAGTCTCAGGCTTCCGCCCGGCATTCGGTCCGAACACTAGTGCGGAATCTACTAAAGGCCGTCAGATCGCTATTACCACCCAGGAAGGTATCCGCAGCAAGCGCTCTACTTGGCGTAACAGATCGACCTGGCCAGGTAATGATCAGGACTTTATCATGAATGCTCCTTCCAATCGATTCCAACCAACAGCAGCCCGCCCTGGCAGCTCCAAGCACGGTTCTGGATTGGCTTTAGATCTAAACACCAGCTCTCGACCGCACCTCAACACTAGTGTCTACGTTTGGTTGGTTAACAATGCACATAGGTTTGGATTCGTACGTACGGTGGCCAGCGAGGAGTGGCATTTTGAGTATCTTCCAGATCGAGCCCCAGCCGGGCCCTATGCAGTATTGGCAGATACCAATGCCAATCGCTTTTACTCTGATTTAGGACTCTCTGGGTTACCTGCATAGTTATGCCTTACAACTTTGAAGCTACCTTCACACAACCTCTACTTGCACAACTAGATGCTGGTGGTATAAGTGATGCTCGAAGTTGGGCAAATGCCATAACAACCAACTACCTCAATACCATTAAGCTGGGAATGCCTAGTGGTGTTGCACCTGTACTACCCGCACCTGGATTAAATCCTGGAGGTCCACCTCCCCCATTTACCATAGGTGTAGTTCCATTCACTACAGCTGAGGCTAGGAGACAGCCCATGTATAATGTGATACACGCCTATTTCGCTGTTAAGGAGTTGAAGCTGCAGCGGGGTTCAATCGAGTCTACGATCTCTACAATTAAGCAGTTGCTAAGAAAGGTTAGGGCAACTACTGCGCGCATCAAGACCATAAATGATCAGATCAAATCAGTAACCGCGGAGCTAGCTCAACTACCCACCTTCCTTAAAGATCTAGATGATGGGGTTAAGTTGTTCATTAAGGATCAGGTTAATCAGATTGATAATCTACTAGAGAGCATCCGAACAACCGAATTCGCAGCTAGTATGTCCTCTCAGGATTTCAATCAACTATTTGCGAGTGAACTTAGGATGATGGAGACCCTTCGTAGTTTCTCGGTCACAGATAAGGCTGGCCTAGCGCGATTATCTTCCTTCCTAGTTCAGCAGACTCGGGACTCAGATAGGGTTCTAGATTCAAGTAGACGTGAAGCTCTAATCAAGCAACACCTAACTAAGAGGTTAACCAAAGCGGTAAAGGAAGTCCTGACTTTCGTACAGATACCACTGCAACCCAACCTATTCATAGACTATGCCAACAATCTAGAGAGACAGTCCGCTAAGTTCAATAGGTTTGCACGAGCAATCCGCCAAATAGCGTTCATAGAGCGATTCATTCGTCCTAAGTTGGTTAGGTTGAAGGCTTCAATGCGGGATCTAAGGACTAACCTACACAACAAGCTACAACCTAAGATCATTAAGCTACAGAACAAGCTGTCAGCTAAGGTTAAGACCTATAATACTAAGTCAGAGGAAGGTAAGAGGAGTGGTTTGTTCAAGCGCGCTAATAAGACAGTCAAGAGGGCTAAGAAGAGCAACTCTGATCAGATTGCTAAGCAGACTGCACGTGCCAAGGCTGGTAAGAGTTTGATCAAGAGAACAGTCTCTATTGGAACTAAAATTACAGCACTTACCTTGGCTGTACAGCAGGAGATTCCTCAACTCAAGTCTGATTTGATTAGGCAGCGCGCCAGAGTGGCATCCCTGCAGAATACTGTCGATGATCTGGATCAAGCTAGAGCAGATGGTAATAGTACCAAGATAGAGCTAGATAAGTTGAGTGATTACATGGAGGGTAATGGGTTGGGTCCATTCTACCAACTAACTGCAAAGTTAGTAGTAGAGACAGGATCTAGTGCTAAGGAGGTGATTACTTTGCTTGAAAGGAGGAGGGCTCGATACAAGAACTACGGGTTGGAGATTGAAACCCTAGGAGCTGAGGTAGCCGCGGCTCAGGGGGATGTCAATACTCTTTTTGGGGGTAAGGCTCGACCTAAGAGAACCGGAGTGCGTCTGTGGTTGTCTGAGAGAACTGCTTCAATAAAGTGTCTACTTGAGCGTATTGTTAGGTGGCTTAAGCCAAAGCTGGCCAAGATAGCTGCTTGGCTAAAGAAGTTTGTCGCCCAGCTAGAATCTCTGATCAAAAACACACTAAGGAAGGTGGGCAAGGCGTTAAGCAATCTTGCTTTGAATTTAATACCTGTCCCAAGTGCCTCGCGCGACCCAATCAGTAAGAAGAACGCACGTCAAGCAAAGGCCCGCGCAGCAAAGGAGAAGCTCGCTCGAATCAAAAGTACCACCAAGAAGCTTGCTAGTCTAGCTCAAGCAACTCCAGCATTAGTTGCTCTAACAGCTAACATAGCTCAAGGTAGGTTTAAGCTATCCGAGAATCAAAGCTCAATCACTAAGCTATCCAATGCCTTATACGGTTACAAAAGGCAAGGGAAATCGCCTGCAGCTCAACAACAATTGGTTGCTGAACAAGGTAAGTTCAACAGTAACTTCCAATCTCTGATGGTGATTGAGTCAATTGCTTCAACTCTAGTACAAACATCTAGCACCCTACGTGGCCAAGCCCGTGCTGAATTTGATCGCGCGCTCGATTCCATAAAAGGAGTTACAACGCCCATCTCTCCAGCTGAGTCTAGAAGTGTTGAGGCGATCCGCCAATTCACAAAAACACCACCCCGCACTCTTAAGGAGCTTAAACAGGCTGGACAAGTTGCCACTTCATCAGTGATGCAGGATATATCAGCTACTAACCGATTGGTGGATGTGGAGAAGAGAGTGCTACGAACTACTCGCCAACTGATACAGACAATACTGGAGGATCGAAATCTCAAGCGAAGGTACCAGCAAGCATTAGCTGATGGGGATACTTGTGGACTGTTCTTCTCCGCTTACACCGAGCTGAAAAAGATTTCTGCAGGTCTACTGAAGCAACAGTCCCTAATCTTAATGTGTATGAAAGCTCTTGCAAAGTTGGTGGGTCAACTGATCAATTGGATTGGTAGGAGTGTTAAAAAGCTGGTTGATAGTGCCATCAAAGCTCTTAAAGCAAAGCTCGATAAGATACACAAGGGTGCTCGTAAGGACGCCAAGCACCGTGCTGGTAAGGGTCTTAATCTAGATGGTACTATTATGAGTGCAGTATTAGGCCTATCTGCACGCGCTCTATGGACTGGAGCAACCTGGACCGGACCAACTGGTAGTACCCACACCTGTTCAAGCATAGGAGGTTTTGCACCCAAGATGCGTGCTAAGGTTGAGGATGGTGCAACAGGTTTTGTTCGAGAGATGGCTCGTGGTTTTCAGAATCAACTACGTCTAATGAAGGGTGTAGTTACCCCTCCACCCGTAACTGGAATCCCTCCTTTACAGTTTGTAGGCTATAATTAAACACCGTTCCACTATGTATTACAAAGTGTACACATATGGACAGCAAACAGTTCCTCAAGGTCCTAGCAAAGCTAATTAGAGAGGAGGTTAGGCAGGCAGTTCGCGAAGAATTACGTACTGCGTTAGTTGAATCAAAGGCTTCACAACCGAGGACTGCCCAGAAGCCCGGGCTATTGGCACAGGCTTTGACACCAAAGCCCCGTCCCGTAACAGCGACCCCCACACCAAGGAGGTTTCAGATCCCTGGTGCTGTAGGAGACATCCTAAATGAGACAGCAATGGCAATGATGTCTCACCCTAGTCCTATTCCCGACACTGGGGAGTATTCTGATAGCGATTACGGTATGATCGAGGAAGGTGTCGCCCCAATCCATCAGGCAGCTACTCCTAACTACAATCCTAGTGGAGATCCAACGATGGCTTTTGTGAAGGATTACAGGGCTGTAGTAAAGAGTGCAGAAGCAATCCATAATAGCAAGTACTAGTGGCAACTCCAATCCGAATCAATCCCATTGACCTAGAGCTAGATGTTGCTGTGGGGATTGATCTACCTATGATTGGATCCACTGGCACTACCTTAAAACTGAACTATACCACCCTAGATCAGGCAAGTGCAAACGCGCGCAATCTACTGCTAACAGATAGAGGTGAGCGCTTAATGCATCCCGAGTTCGGCTGCGATTTACGTAAGTCATTGTTTGAACAGGTCACACCCAGCCTCTTGACCAAGATGGACTCTAGGATCAGGGAAGCCTTTGCTTACTGGCTACCCTACATTGCAATCAATAAATTAGAGCTCATCCCCCAAGACTCAAATACAGTTGGGCTTACCCTAGTAATCAGCCTTAAGGGCAATATGTTTGACACCAGATCCATAATACTAACCTTGAGTGTAGATGGCTAACAACAACACTCACCGCGCAAAGAGTGTCCCTTACTTGGGCAGGGATTTCAACAGCCTTAAGGCTGGGTTGATAGAGTTCACTAAGAACTACTACCCCAACACCTATAACGACTTCAATGAAGCCTCTCCTGGAATGATGTTCCTTGAGATGGCTGCGTATGTTGGTGATGTGTTAAGCTACTACGTGGATAGTCAACTCAAGGAGAGTTTACTTCTACATGCCACTGAGAGGAGGAGTGTACTGAATATAGCTACTGCTTTTGGTTATAAGCCAAAGCTGAGCACTCCTGCAGAAGTGGATCTAGACATCTTTCAACTACTACCTTCCTCAGGTAGTGGTGTTGGTGTAGCTCCTGATTTGGCGTACGCCATTCAGATTGGATCTGGAATGAAAGTACGATCTACTGTGGGTAGAACTGAGTTTATTGTACGTGAGGCTGTTGACTTTGCAAATAACACGCTCGAAGATCCAACAGAGATTACAGTATACAGTGTTGATGGAGCGGGCGCACCAAACTACTACTTAGCAAAGAAGGTACGCAGGGCAATATCTGCCTCTCGTAAGGTAGCGGAGGTGGAAGTAACCTCAGTCAAGAAGTTCCTCAAGTACAAATTGGCTGATACTAAAGTAATTGGAATCGAGAGTATTGTTGACTCCGATGGTAACACTTGGTACGAGGTACCATACCTCGCTCAAGATACCATCTTCGAAAAGGTGACCAACACAGCCTACAATGATCCTGACGCTGCAGTGTATAGCGAGGACACTCCATATCTACTCAAGTTAAAGAGAGTGCCTAGAAGGTTTGTTACTCGTGTAGTTGAGGATGGGTTGGAGATTCAATTTGGAGCTGGTATTAGTTCTGCTCCTGACGAAGAGCTACTGGCTCTCCCAGAGAATTTTGGTATCTCCCTTCCTACCGGAATTGAGAATCTTGACATCTCTGTAGATCCTCAAGCTCCAATCATTACATCAGCCTACGGTGTTGCACCTTCAAATACCACACTAACTGTAACCTACTTAGTAGGAGGTGGGGTGGAAGCTAACTCACCAAGCAACACAATAACAGACATTGTGGAGATGTCAACGGACATCTCTAACTTTCCATCGACCTCTCCTGAGCTCACTAACCTAATTGCAAGCTCCGTAGCTGTTAACAACCATACCGCAGCTGGTGGTGGTATGTCATTAGAGCCAATCGATGAGATTAGACAGAAGGCTCTTGCACAGCTGACATCTCAGAATAGGGCAGTTACTAGGGAAGACTACATTGTGCGAGCATATGCAATGCCTGCTATGTTTGGTAGCGTCGCTAAGGTGTACATTACTCCGGATGAGCAAGCTAATCTTGCAACCAGTGAAGTCAATGATACTGTTGCCAATCCTCTCGCTCTCAATATGTACCTACTTGGGTACGACAATAACAAGAACCTGACCCAGGCTAATAGGGCTATCAAAGAGAATCTCAAAACCTATCTCTCTCAGTACAGAATGCTGACGGATAGTATCAATCTTCGTGATGCCTTTATCGTCAACATTGCAGTTGAGTTCGATATCGTACCCCTACCAGATTACAATCTAAATGAAGTGCTGGCCCTATCAATACAGGCCATGAAGGACTTCTTTGATATCGATCGTTGGCAGATTAACCAACCAATTGTGTATGGGGATATTGCGGGTGTGTTGAATGATGTTCCTGGTGTACAGAGTGTTGCTAAGGTGCAAATAAAGAACCTCTACAACCAATCAGATGGATATAGTAATGTAGCCTACAACATCGCTGAGGCTACTCGCAATGGTATTGTGTACCCTAGTATCGATCCGTGTATCTTTGAAGTAAAATACCCCAACTCCGACATTAAAGGTCGTATAGCAAGCTACTAAGATGGTATTAAAGTTCTACCCCTCCAAAGATGCAACCATCTACGAGCGCTATCCTAGTAGGAATACTGGCCTAGATGCCAGCCTCGAGATAGCTAAGCAAAAGACCGGTACCACACTATCTTCCAGCCTGTATAACTCAAGGGCGTTGTTGGACTTCAACTACAGTGCCATATCAGCCAGTATAGTGGATATGGGCTTAGATCCCAACCAATTTGATTGGAAGTTGCGTCTATATGCCTCAGAGGTTAGTGAGATCCCTGCAGACTTCAATCTATACTGCTATCCCATTTCTCAGAGTTGGACTATGGGCATTGGGAAGTATGCAAATAGTCCCTCGACAACGGAAGGGGTTAGTTGGAACTACCGCACTGGATTGACTAATACCGGATCTGCGTGGTTGACTCAGTCGTTCGAGGTAAACACCACAGGATCCTACACTACCAATCCCGGAGGCGGTACCTGGTATACCTCCAGTGCCGCTAGTCACTCCTTCACTTACACCACTGCTGACTTTAGTTTTGACCTCAACGATATCATTCACGAGGTGCAGTCAGGCTCTATACCCTTTGCTGGAGTTATCATCATGAAGAGTGCTGAAGATGAGGCCTCTGCGATGACCTTTTCTAGTCTGAAGTTCTTCAGCAAGGATACCTCAACCGTATTTCTACCCACCTTGGAGGCACGTTATGATGATAGCACCTTTACGGGAAGTCTCCAATCGATTGATCCCTCTAGCATATTCAACATCGTACCGGTAAACCTGCAGTCAACGTATAGCGAGCTAGCAACTCCGATCGTTAGATTTGCTGCTCGACCTAGGTATCCTGCTAGATCATTTGCTACATCCTCTGCCTACCTAGATCGCTTTATCGTCTCGGGATCACAGTATGCAATACAGAGTGCTCAAAGTGATGATATGATTATTGACTTCAGCCCCTATACTAAGGTGAGTGAGGACTCCAGTGGAAACTACATCAAGCTACACATGGCTAGTTTTCAACCAGAAAGGTTCTATAAGATACTGCTTAGAGTGCCTAATTCTGGATCTTACGGCCATCAGGTGTTTGATTACAATTGGGTGTTCAAAGTACTAAGGGCTACATGAGGTATCCGGATGGAGCGTTAGTTGGTGATGCAAATGATAACTTCCAGGCAACTTCGTCTGTAAGCCTATCACCCCTAGTGACCTCTAGTCTCAACGAGAATCTAACAAGCTACGACCTACTTCCTGTAATTGTGAACAAAACTCCCACTGTAGTAGCGACAGTGGTTGATGGATCCACACCTCCAATCAAGTCAATTCACTTAGTAGATGGGAGTGGGCAAAGTATGTACGTTAATGCAAGTGGGGTAGTTAGGGTATGCATAGGCACAAGCATAACCTTACGATTTGCAGCTCAACAACCCGACAAGCTCAACGTTGAGAATGGCCTCCTGGTTATGATACCGGATCAAACAGATCTAGTGTACACCTGGAAGGTCAATGATATACCACTAGCAGATTTTCAGCTAGGTAGGCTTCGAAGTTCCTTGATGGTGGATCGAGGTGAGTGTGTGATCACCAATATCCAAATCACTCATAGTGGAACCTACCAGTGTGAGGTGTCGAATGATATTGGCTCAGTCCTAAGTGAGGCTGTGGTAATTGAGGTATACAATCCAGATGCCGACCCTAAGCTACACTCAAACCTAATAACCAACCCCTACGGCCAAGACGGCGTAGATGGTTGGAATGCCAGTACCTCGGAGTTTGTAACCAAGGAGATGTCCACTACCTCAGCTGAACAGTTCAAGGTAGTCAATAACATCAACGTGTTTGGGTATACGGCTGACATGATGCATCCAAGACCCTACCAGCTAAACCCTGGTGTGATAAGGGGCGTTGACCTAGCTAGCAACTTAACCAGGCGAGGAACATACTTCAGTAGAGCACCATATAAGTTCCTTGCTCGCGGAGGTAGTACTTACGTTAAGGCCTACCAAGATATTGATCTGTCTGACCTAGTTGATTTGATTGCTGGAGGGGTCTATGGTATAGGTGGTTTGCGGGGCATCTTTGGATGCTATATTGGTACTGGCATATCAAACTATGCTCCTACCGAGGAACTGACACCTATAAACAACCGTAAGAATAGGCGAGAGCACTTCTTCGGTGCACCTAGGTTGAGCGTTGAGAATTGGTTGGCTGCAGGGCAACCTGAGTTGATTGACCGTGCGTACGTCACTATTGAGGAGTTCCAAGATGAGACAAGACTAGCTAGTAGGTTACTCAACCAATCTGGACAATCTACCCTAGAAACTAGAGTAATCACTCTACACGACCCCTACACTAAAGCCATCAATCAAGCACCATCAACACCTTACTATCCTGGTTCAACGAGGTTTCCAACCGATCAGTATGAGCTGGGTTTTACTAGTCCTGGTGAGAGAGTAGATCGAATCCTCCACGCTGCAGATAGCTTGATGCCTAACTACGAGGATCGATTTACGTTTGGCCAGTACGTGGAGTTCAACAGGGTGATCCTGGACAAGTTGAATCCTAAAACTAACAAGATTAGGGTAGCGCTCAACTTCTTCTGTGAAGACTATAAGCTGATAGAACCAGGGACTCTATCGGAGCTAGGGTCTGATGAGGTTTGGGACTTCAGTGGATGGAGCAGGCCTGCGAAGAAGAATACCTTTGGTGAGCTTCCATCGAATACCGATTCCATTTTTGATCGACTGAACACATCTGATCAGATTCCAGCTACGGAGAAGTTTCTCACTCAACCAGATCCACGACCAATAATCACTGGTTTGGTTTTGGGATTGGTGCCGATTCTAAATGAGAAGCCCAATCTAACTAGCTTCTATACAAACCAAGCACTATCAACCAACAATGTACAGCAATCGGAGGTAACCTCTCAGCTATTGGAGGTACCCTTTGATCCATTTGAAAGGCGCCTCAAGAGACTATACACTACCTTTTCACACCAATCTAGCTTCTCAAGCTCGTCTGCAGACATAACAGCTATCAACTTCCAGGTTGAGCCTAACCAAGGAATACCCTACCAACTTCCAATCTTAGATCAACGACTATTCCCATTTACCACCGGCCTACCTGTTGATTTTCACATAGGAGGTAGTACCGAGGATGACTTCAATCTACTAAACTGGAGAGTGGTATCTACTCGAAGGGGGGATTTGGTTTCTGCTGGGGATTGGGGAAGCTTGCTTGCGCGCACTGGCAGTACTAATCTAGGTACCTCATGGAGCACATATACTGAAGTCAGTACTATTACAAGGAACCTAGCAGCTGCTAACCTGAGTTCAAATCTATTTGCAAAGGCTACCGATGGACCTGCAGGTGGGATGGTGTTCGATGAAAATGGATCACAGTCAATACCAAATGAGTGGAATGGTAAGGCTAGGTACATCCTACATTACGTCGTACGTGACAAGGGAGTTGATAATGCAGAGAGTAACCTAATACTGACGGTAAACACCTCCTACAATTCCAACCAGAACTACAATGATGAGGTTATATCCTCAAATGAGCCGTTAGTCTATAACAGCTACCTACTAGAGATCAAACACCCCACCACCACTCGTGATACAGATTCTATCGTAACCCTATCACGTACTACCGAGATGGTTGGTTCCGGATCACTTGATCCTATCGAGGTTGAGCATGGTATCAATTCGCAGGGGGACTTCTACTTCAAGCTGCCTAATGAAGTACTATACAACAACCCCGATCAAGGTGGGTTGGGTCTAGCTTTGTTTGGGCGATCCATTACTGAGGATGATATACTCTCCTTGAGCAGCAGCCTTCCTAATAGGAATCCAGATAAAGCAGTTAGCCTCTACGCCGTACAGGCTGTGGGTTATGGAGCTGTAAGTGGTAGTGATTTTGGTGGTACTCCTGTGTTAGGTTATGACACAGGAGGTAGTTATTACCAGGTTGAGATTAGAGCCATACAGGATAACATTATCCACGAGGGTACCTTCCCACTCAACCTTGAGCAATGAGTACATCCAACATCAACACCATCCAATTTCCATCTGATCCTGCTCTTAGGGTGGGAGATTTTGCTCTGCTACCCAAGCTGTCGATCAACCCCATCATAGGATCACAACCGTCTAGTAACATAGCACAAACTACTTGGATTGCCTCTGTTGAAAACAACAACATAATCTACCAGAAGATCAAGCCAATTGATGGCATATTCAAGGTAGTTCGAGGTACTCGACTAACGTGGAATGTGTTTGCTTCTGATCCAACCAACCTCGCTGCTCCAAATAGCGACGCTACATTGAGCTTTGTTTGGCGACGTGATGGGGTATTGTTAGTTGATATCAATAACAGTAACTCCTATCGAGGCAGTGATAATCTACTACTAACTGAACCACAGTGCACTCCCGAAGCAAGTGGTGTGTATGTGTGTGAGGTTAGTAATCAGATCGGCCGCACTGAAAGTGAAGGACTAAACCTGCAGGTGATCGACTTAGATCAGTATCCCAAACTCTACTCTAACCTACTAATCAACGGGAATGCTGACTCTCAGCTAGATGGGTGGTCAGTTGATCCGGACATACTGAGTAAGGAGTTTGCTAGTAGTCTCTTCTTGAGTAATGGGTTTGGGAGTATGCCTAAGCTGTATGAGATGCTTAGTACTAAGGATGGCTTAAAGTACAATTCGGGCGTTGAGTTTGTGTTCAGTCAAAACCACTCCGATACTCTATACCGAGCATTCTTTCCATGGATCCAGAGTGGTCCAGGATGGCAAAACGTCGATCCAGAGTGGATGCAGGTTAAGCCGGATCAATCTGTTGATCAACCTCTAGCGGCGTGGAGAAGGTGGGTAATCACCGGTGTAACGCCTCAAATCATAGACAATGAGGCGATGGATCCAGGTGAGCCTTTTGGAGGTTTCTTCCCTGCGATGAAGTATATCGACCAGTACAACCTCAATCACGATGATACAGAAACTCCGGTGATTGGTCTGAAGAAGGAGTCTGAAGATCAGCGGTTGAGTTACTTCACTCGCGATAAGCTCAAGTTCACTAAGTACGGAGGAAAGGCAACATCCCAGATGACTCAGGTAGTGGATCTGCTGGACTTGGCTGACTTCATTGACGGTAATGTATATGGGGTTGCTCACGCCACCTCACAATTCTTTGCTTACGTGGGAGCTGGACTGACTCGGTATAAGATAAGAGCCCAGGTTGCTGGTCAGGGTAGAACTACAAACCAAACCTTCAACTGGTTCATAGCCAACTATGATGACTTCATGGCTCGATTGGAGGATGATCTAGTCACTGGGAAGGTTGTTCTAGTACCAAACACCCCAATAGAGATTATACCTCTAGTAGAGGATATTACACAGGTGGAGATTGCCTACTTAGATCAACAGGGTAGGCAGCTCTCTAAAGATTTAGTTGATGGTCCCAGTGAGCGGGAAGTATTTGCCATCAAGGATCACACCTTCCTTCCACTTAACTTGTATCCGCTATTTGAGTTTCTGATAGCCAGTAACAACCCAATCAAGGTGTTTGGCCAGACTTACACCACTACTGAAGCACTTAAGCCTCTGTTTGAAGATGCAACTCCGTATCCACAGCAGTACTGGGAGGTTCCTGATGGGGACTCACCAGCTGGTAGGTTTGCAGCGTGGGGAGGTGATCAAAACAAATTAGGTGAGTTGACTGATGCCCAAGCCAAGTTTACTCTAAGTAAGTTGAACTGGATGCAGTTTGGATCTCCTATCCCAATTGGCTACAATCTCAAGCCAGATAGAAAGAGTAGAGCATTGAAGGAGGGAGGTGCTGCAGCTATGTTCGGTGTTGAAAAAACCCGCATCATTCCACGTGGAACACGATCCGCGCGAATTACTGTGCGGTTCACACACACCTCCGATGTGATCCTAGATAATGACCCCAAAGCTAAAAAGTGGCCGGAGCAAACCATCTACTACGATGTTCTAGGGCAATCCTCAGGTACCAGTAGGAGGGTGGTGGACTATAGCTACCCTCGTTGTGGCATCACAAAGATGAAGTTTCTCGTTGTACCCAACAACTTCTCAGTCAGTACTAAGTTCCCAAGCTACAAGTTACCTCCACCACAAAATACCGTAGTAGGTTATCGAGTGCAGAGGTTGAACCAAAACGTACATAACTCAGCGGATCCAGAGATATTCCCTTATTTTGATGTTGATACTGCTACTGATAAGTTCCCACTAGCAGTTCCATTGAGGCCCTCATCCAATAACCCATTCCTGACCAACACAGAGGCTCTGTTCCTAATTGCCCAGCAACAAAACAACCTAGAGTTAGAAGATCAAGTGGCTCAATCAACCCTAGGTCAACTCAACCAGGACACTAATACTGCCGAAGAAACCGGGCAGGATTTATTTCGGGCGGATCCTGGAGCTAGGACTAGGTAATTGATCTGTCTCTATTTATAGAGGATGAATCGAGACACATCTAGGTTGGACTTTAGGAATGGATTGGTGACCTCTGGTAGAGGTTCGGGTAGCTTCTTAGATTTTGTTCCGACCCAATCAACTCCACCTCCACCAGGATCGAATTTGGTACCCTCTTTTGGTACCTACCCGGACATATTCAATCAGTATCCTAACGACGTCATTCAGGTTGACGTCTACAATGCGGTCGACAGGTACCTAGAGAGTGATTTTCGCATAAACTCCTACTCCAACCGCTCTGGTTTGGTGAGTGTGGAGGTTGAGCAAGTACTAACTAGCCTAGGCTACACCTCAGGACGCTACCAAGCTAGGTTTAGCTTTCTGCGAAATCTACTTGGATCGGGAGATGGACACCGTCTAAGGGTACAGGAGATCAGTGCTGATGGCCTTGAGGTGCGCGTTGTTCCTATCGTGGACGGGGATAGCTCGGCGGACTTCTTTTCGTTCTTTGCAGCAGGATTTTTCAATCTACCAAAACCCACTACCCTACCCAATCTACACCTCCACAAAGACGCTCTAACCTACGTTAGTGTATTCGATTATGTGCAGGATAGGTTCACCTTTGCAGACTTTCCGTACAGCCTCATACTGAAGCTGACAACCCCAGCTGGTGGAGTTTTGAGGATCGGAGATAGTGTGTGGTTAGCTCAAGAGGTTAGTCAACCATACACCGACACCATAGTCATTACCCCTCCAAGACTGGGAGCCCTTCCAGTACAGATTGGAGCCCCTAATTGGGAGTGTCTTGTAAAGGAGCGAACAAACCTCAACACAGACTACAAGGACTGGGATGACTTGCTATCAACCAATCCAACAACCAGCCAGGCACTGATTAGGCGCCTATTTAGTGGATCTCTGTTGGAGGGTGTTCCTCTTAACTGCGATTTCAGGGAGTTCGACAACTTTGTTCACTTTGGGTCAGCCGAGGATCGCCTACGCAACTTCATGTATAAGATGGAGTTGCTGGAATTTTACGATGCGCGGATCGACACTCTCAACCCAACTCCGGCAATTCCGGAAGCTTCAAGTTCATACTCTCTCAGCAACGTTTTAGATGCAACCGCTAAGAAGAATAACATACTAGGATCTTTTGATGCCTATGAAGAGTACTTGTACTACGAGTCTAGCAGCTACGAGTCTGGTAGTTTTGGTGAATACTATGCAACTACTTGGCCTAAGTCAACAACAAGCAAACCACACGTCAATTTCCCAGTAACCTCTTCACAGGTTACCGAGTGGTTCACTAGTATTGTGCAGTCTGCTAGTCTATTCGACTCACTCAACCCTCACGCACTAACTAAGACAGTTCCTGCACACATCCACGTAGAGGAGGTTAACCAACAATACGTGTTGATGGTTAGTATGATTGGTCACTACTTTGACATACTGTATGCGTATGTTAAGGGACTGACCGACATCCACGATAGGAATGAGTCTTTGTTTGAGGGGTTCAGTAAGGACCTTGTTTTTCACGTAGCTCAGAGCTTGGGTGTTGACTTTGAAAATGGCAATACCATTGACGACCTATGGAAGTACTTTTTGGGTACTGATCAGGATGGAGCTCAGCTGTCAATCTACGAGGGAGAGGCTGTTGATAAGACTAAGGAGATCTGGAAAAGGATCATCAACAACCTACCGTACCTACTCAAGACTAAAGGTACTGAGCGAGGTCTTCGAGCTCTAATCAACTGCTTTGGTATACCATCAACAATACTCCGAATTCGTGAGTTTGGGGGCCCGGAGCCTGAGTTTGATGATCGTACTGATTGGTCTTACGATCGATTCTCATACTCTACTACTGTTGGCTACAATGGAGCTACGTCCGGGGATGTCAATCAAAAGATCTCGGTACCGTGGATTGGGATGGTTGAAAACGGAACAGACTTTCCTGATACCATCGAACTACGAGTTAAGATGGCTGTCAGCCAGAGTAAGGACCAGACTATTCTACAAATTGCCAACAATGATATAGTGGTCGATGCCATCAATGGCAATGCCATTAGGTTGACTGTTAATGGAAGTTCTGTCGCTGTGTCCAGTTCCATCTATGATGGTACCTTTCACCACATTGCGATCACACGAGATGGATCTGATACCACTCTAATTGTCAAGAAGCCCAACTATGGTAAGGTAGTTAGTACGGTAAGTGCTAGTATTAACGACGTATCAACCTCCCTCTCGACCCTGTATGTTCCTTCATCTGCAGTCGTCGCTGCAAACAATTCTCACTCAGCGGCGATCTTTACAGGAAGTGTCCAAGAATTGAGACTTTGGAGTGTGGTACTGCAGGATGCAATACTAGACAATCACACTCTAGCCCCATCGAGTTTTCAAGGTAATGATCGCGATATCTACTCGGGTAGCACTTCAAGTTTCGCTGATCTAGCCTTCAGACTACCTCTTGGGGCAGACACTAGGAAGGTTAACTACCAAGCAACGGCTAGTGTATCCTCTTCCCATCCCAATCAAACATTCAACTACTTTACAACTGGCACAAGTTATCCTAAAAAGGGTACATTTGTTAACTTCACAATAAGCTCCAGTGTACCACAAGTTGAGACTCACTACCTAGAGTGGCCTGATCTTGGTGCTAACCGAACAGTTGCAAACAAGATCCGAATTGATAGTACCATTGTAGCAGGGGATAATCAACTGTTCCGTAATACGAGCGTGATCCGCAGTCTGGGTGATGACAATCCACCAGATAGCTCTCGTTTAGGTGTTTACCTATCACCCACAAATGAAGTCAATCAGGACATTGCAGAACAGTTTGG